GGTGCGGGCATCGTCGCCCGTATCCTCAGTTGAGGGAACGTTGCGGCAGTCGCAGCCGGGGTGCCTGTCAAACGCTTCCCGCTGGTAGGCAATCCGACCAGCTAGGATCACGCACCGCCCGCACGATGGCGGGTTCAGCATCCGAGTCCACAGCTTCACGCGGTGAGCGCCGCCGGAAACCTTCTCCGCCGCACGGCCCGTATCTGACAGCATCGTTCCCGTGGATAGCGTGAGGTGCCGCCCAGCACGAGCCAACGCCACATCAGGCTCCAAACCAGACGCAACACCAAGCTTCGCCTGAATCACAGCCCCATACGCCATGCTCGCAACCGGCAAACCATCACCAGCCACACCAACAAACCGCGAACCAGCCGACCGGTACACGGGCTCAGGAGCAGCGCCGACCTCATCCAAAACAGCCGGCACATACCCCAACGCCGAATCAGCAACCCGCTCCTGAGCAGTGAACAACACGGACAAGAGTGCGGGCTCAAACCGCGCATACGACGCGTCAAAGTCCGAACCCATCCGCCGCCACAAACGAGACACAGCAGCAGTAGCCGCCCCAATCTCGCCACGCTGCAACGCCGCGTAACTAGACGCCGCCTCCGGAAGCTGCTGCAACATTCACAGTCTCCTTAGCGTCCAGGCGTGCAAGGTACGGATCAGTCATCTCGTCAGCGAAATAGCCGCGCTCCCGATCCTTACGCGCATCCGACCAACCAAGCTCGTCCCAAGCACCCTCGCGGGACACAATGGGACCGCCGCCATGCATCTTCTGCAAAGCATCAGCCTTCTGCGCAAACGTCGGAGTGCCAGGATCGTGCCACTCGGTTTTGATCTGGTTAGCCATCGGCCAATCGCCGGTGCGGAACCGCTCGGCGATACCCTGCACCCAAGCCCAACCATCACCGTTGTTGTCGTTCTTGCCCTCAACATTCAAGACAAGACGCGACTCATCAGCGCGGATAGCGCCCTCAGCCGCAGGATTCACACTGTTCTGGCCCAGATACCGGAGCGGGAGGCCCGTCACGGACGACACAAGCTGCCCGTAATGGTTCACCGTCTCGTGGAAGTTCCCAAGATCAGCGCCAGGCAGCTGCCCGACCTTCGCATCAGCGTTCTGGTTAGCCCAGAGCGACCCGAAGTACGCTTCCCACGCGGGAAGAGGCTTGCCCTCAGAATCAACAAAGTCCCCCTTGGACACGCCCAACACGTAGCGCTTCGGCACAATCAGCGTCTCAGCCGCAAGCTGCAAGCCAGTCAAAGACCGGGCCGCAGCATCAACGAGCGGGATAACGTCAGTCATCTCAGACTCGCCAGTCCACGCACCAGTACGCCGGCGGTTCAGGAACATCACAATCGGCACGCGGCCCAGATTGTGAACGTCCGGGGCATAGTCGCTATCGACATCCCACCCGCCGGAAGTCTTCACCAACCACGTCGTCTGATTCGGCTCATAGAGCGTCGCAAACTTAGGCGTCGGGTCCTCGGTCGTCCCGCCATAAACGCGGAGCGCAGAGACGATCCTACGGCTCCGAGGATCCACAATCGCCGTCATCTCACGCGGAGACTCAACCGTAATCAGCGGATGATCCTTGTCCTCCGCGTTACTGCCGACACACACGAACCCGCGCCCATAAATCAGCGCGTCACGATGCAACAGCCGAGACTCAGAATCAAGGTTGTTCGCGTCCCAATGCTCACGCAACACCGTCGAAGACTTATCCTCGCCCGGCAACATGAACGTCTTCACCCGCTGCCGCTGCTCAATCGCATCAACAGCAACACGGTTCCAGTTCACAACCATCTCAAAACGCCGCAACTCAGGAGGCACAGCAAGCCCGATATGCTCCAACCGCTGAGCGCCCTGGTAATACTTCCCCAGCCGCTCATCCTCGCGGCCCAAAGAATCAAGTTGCATGTTCAGCTTCGAAACCAAGGCCGACTGTTCTGTACTCAACGCCACAACGGCCCCAATCTATTTACCGAAACACGAACATTCTGCTGTCTGTTACTTCTTCTGGAGCGCCCCAACCATCAGCGATAAGGTCAGCGCGGGCCTCGTAGGCGAGCGTCGCCCCGATGACGGAGTCAATCTTTCGTTCGGACTTCGGATGCTCTTTGCGGACCAGGCGGTGGATGCCCTTGTTGCGGACATAGGCGTTCGAAAAGTGCTCCATCATGACCTTGTCGCCCGAGTGGAACAGTGAACCGTTCATCAGGTCAGTGCGGATCCGGTCAAGAGCAGCGCCCATGGCGACGTCACGGGTGGTCGCCCAAGTCAGGACGCGCTCACCAAATTCGTCAGCAAGCTTGTCGATGTCAGAACGCCACTCGTGCGGATCCGCATACAGCCGGGTCACATCAAAGGTGTTGAAGGTGGTCCTAATCCGCTCCAGAACGTCTGTCCGCGGGACTTCCCACCAGTTTCCGGCAGGGCCGTCAGGCTTAGCCCAAATTTCAATCGGGAAAATCTTGCCGTCAGACATCCGAGACGCGACCAGCACGGTGGAGTCGTCATTGAGGCTCCCATCGAACCCCAGTGCAATGGATTCGCCGGGCTCCAGCGTTTCGCCGGGTTTTGCCTGCCGTTTCACGATGTCGTCAGCGATCCAAGCGTCCTTAGAGGACATGGGGCGGTTCAGGAAGTAGCGGGCCGCGGTTTCCTCGTCCGGGCAGATGCGAATATCACGCATGTCCCGGTACTTGCGGTCCATGTCGATCCACTCAGACGCGGCGCCGTAGACCTCGCGGAGTTGCCGCATGGTCCGGTCCTTATCCTCAAGGTCGATCTTCCCCGAGGCTTCCTTGTGGTTCATGTAAACCGCTTCGGGAAGCTCACCCTTCCGCCACATCGTCAGCGTCGTCTCAAAGACCGACATCTCGCCAGGGCGGTAAGCCGTGGAAGTCTGGTGCATCCAAGCGTCAGCATCCTTACGCTTGCCCATGTTTCGGGCAGTCGTCGCGTACATAGAGCGCAGCTCAGGAAGCACGTAAAGGTGCGTCTCGTCCGCCACAATGTGCGTCTCCAGCCCGCCGTCCTTAGACGCCGCGCCAGACGTGCAAGCGCGAATCTCCCCACCGTCAGGCAGATAGATGGCCGACGCGGACTGATACCGCCGAACACCGCCGGCGCCACCGTAAATCTCAGGGTGCATATCCTGGCCCCACTCGCCAGCAATAAACGCCACGTTAGAGAACGTATTGCCCGCCTGAGACTCCTCAGTAGCAAGGCACTTGATCAGCGGGGATCGAACAGGCCGCGCCACGGGCTGCCCATCAGCATCCCACCCATCAAAACGGGTAGGAGCAAACGCCTCAGCAACCACAATCAGCGCAGCAAGCTCTGACTTTGCCCGCCCCTTCGGGCGAGACAGTACAGCCTCGTTGAACACGCGCCGGCCAGTCATCGGGTCAATCTCGTAGCACTTGATGATGTGCTCGCGCATCTCATCGTCAAGATCAATAGGCAGGCCCTGGATGTCGCCGACGCCGTGGCACTCGTACTCGTGGATCCAATCAAGAACCTCGTAGCCGACAGAGCAGATATGGCCGTCAAACATCGGGCCGGACCAGCGAGAGTGCTTAGTCATCAGGATCCCGTCTTGGCAGCCCGCGCCCTATCCAAAGAGGAAACCTTGCCCGAGGAATCCTTCGGTGTTGCGGCATAAGCGCCACGAGCCCCGCCCCGCTGCTGCGGCTTCTTACCCTCAACATCAGGAAGCCGCAAAGCCGCCAGCAACTGCTTCAACAGGTTCGCCGTTGTATTGGCCGAAGCTAGAGCCGAATCAATCTTCAGCTCGTGGTATTCGGTACGGTCATCCTTGATAAGGCGCATCCAAGTTTCCTCGTCGCCCCGCAAAACCTCGTCAAGCTTGACGAGGTTTTGCGGGGCGACGAGGAAACTTGGATGCGCCTTATCAAGGATGACCGTACCGAATACCACGAGCTGAAGATTGATTCGGCTCTAGCTTCGGCCAATACAACGGCGAACCTGTTGAAGCAGTTGCTGGCGGCTTTGCGGCTTCCTGATGTTGAGGGTAAGAAGCCGCAGCAGCGGGGCGGGGCTCGTGGCGCTTATGCCGCAACACCGAAGGATTCCTCGGGCAAGGTTTCCTCTTTGGATAGGGCGCGGGCTGCCAAGACGGGATCCTGATGACTAAGCACTCTCGCTGGTCCGGCCCGATGTTTGACGGCCATATCTGCTCTGTCGGCTACGAGGTTCTTGATTGGATCCACGAGTACGAGTGCCACGGCGTCGGCGACATCCAGGGCCTGCCTATTGATCTTGACGATGAGATGCGCGAGCACATCATCAAGTGCTACGAGATTGACCCGATGACTGGCCGGCGCGTGTTCAACGAGGCTGTACTGTCTCGCCCGAAGGGGCGGGCAAAGTCAGAGCTTGCTGCGCTGATTGTGGTTGCTGAGGCGTTTGCTCCTACCCGTTTTGATGGGTGGGATGCTGATGGGCAGCCCGTGGCGCGGCCTGTTCGATCCCCGCTGATCAAGTGCCTTGCTACTGAGGAGTCTCAGGCGGGCAATACGTTCTCTAACGTGGCGTTTATTGCTGGCGAGTGGGGCCAGGATATGCACCCTGAGATTTACGGTGGCGCCGGCGGTGTTCGGCGGTATCAGTCCGCGTCGGCCATCTATCTGCCTGACGGTGGGGAGATTCGCGCTTGCACGTCTGGCGCGGCGTCTAAGGACGGCGGGCTGGAGACGCACATTGTGGCGGACGAGACGCACCTTTACGTGCTTCCTGAGCTGCGCTCTATGTACGCGACGACTGCCCGAAACATGGGCAAGCGTAAGGATGCTGACGCTTGGATGCACCAGACTTCCACGGCTTACCGCCCTGGCGAGATGTCGGTCTTTGAGACGACGCTGACGATGTGGCGGAAGGGTGAGCTTCCCGAAGCGGTTTACATGAACCACAAGGAAGCCTCGGGGAAGATCGACCTTGAGGATAAGGACCGGACCATGCGGCAACTCCGCGAGGTCTACGGCGCCGCGTCTGAGTGGATCGACATGGACCGCAAGTACCGGGACATGCGTGATATTCGCATCTGCCCGGACGAGGAAACCGCGGCCCGCTACTTCCTGAACCGCCCCATGTCCTCTAAGGACGCTTGGATCGCTGACGACATCGTGAAACGGCAGGCAAAACCCGGCGAAACGCTGGAGCCCGGCGAATCCATTGCACTGGGGTTCGATGGGAGCCTCAATGACGACTCCACCGTGCTGGTCGCGTCTCGGATGTCTGACGGCAAGATTTTCCCGATTGAAATTTGGGCTAAGCCTGACGGCCCTGCCGGAAACTGGTGGGAAGTCCCGCGGACAGACGTTCTGGAGCGGATTAGGACCACCTTCAACACCTTTGATGTGACCCGGCTGTATGCGGATCCGCACGAGTGGCGTTCTGACATCGACAAGCTTGCTGACGAATTTGGTGAGCGCGTCCTGACTTGGGCGACCACCCGTGACGTCGCCATGGGCGCTGCTCTTGACCGGATCCGCACTGACCTGATGAACGGTTCACTGTTCCACTCGGGCGACAAGGTCATGATGGAGCACTTTTCGAACGCCTATGTCCGCAACAAGGGCATCCACCGCCTGGTCCGCAAAGAGCATCCGAAGTCCGAACGAAAGATTGACTCCGTCATCGGGGCGACGCTCGCCTACGAGGCCCGCGCTGACCTTATCGCTGATGGTTGGGGCGCTCCAGAAGAAGTAACAGACAGCAGAATGTTCGTGTTTCGGTAAATAGATTGGGGCCGTTGTGGCGTTGAGTACAGAACAGTCGGCCTTGGTTTCGAAGCTGAACATGCAACTTGATTCTTTGGGCCGCGAGGATGAGCGGCTGGGGAAGTATTACCAGGGCGCTCAGCGGTTGGAGCATATCGGGCTTGCTGTGCCTCCTGAGTTGCGGCGTTTTGAGATGGTTGTGAACTGGAACCGTGTTGCTGTTGATGCGATTGAGCAGCGGCAGCGGGTGAAGACGTTCATGTTGCCGGGCGAGGATAAGTCTTCGACGGTGTTGCGTGAGCATTGGGACGCGAACAACCTTGATTCTGAGTCTCGGCTGTTGCATCGTGACGCGCTGATTTATGGGCGCGGGTTCGTGTGTGTCGGCAGTAACGCGGAGGACAAGGATCATCCGCTGATTACGGTTGAGTCTCCGCGTGAGATGACGGCGATTGTGGATCCTCGGAGCCGTAGGATCGTCTCTGCGCTCCGCGTTTATGGCGGGACGACCGAGGACCCGACGCCTAAGTTTGCGACGCTCTATGAGCCGAATCAGACGACGTGGTTGGTGAAGACTTCCGGCGGGTGGGATGTCGATAGCGACTATGCCCCGGACGTTCACAATCTGGGCCGCGTGCCGATTGTGATGTTCCTGAACCGCCGGCGTACTGGTGCGTGGACTGGCGAGTCTGAGATGACTGACGTTATCCCGCTCGTTGATGCTGCGGCCCGGTCTTTGACTGGCTTGCAGCTTGCGGCTGAGACGCTGATTGTGCCGAAGCGCTACGTGTTGGGCGTGTCCAAGGGGGACTTTGTTGATTCTGAGGGCAAGCCTCTTCCCGCGTGGGAAGCGTACTTCGGGTCGCTCTGGGCTAACCAGAACGCTGATGCGAAGGTCGGGCAGCTGCCTGGCGCTGATCTTGGGAACTTCCACGAGACGGTGAACCATTACGGGCAGCTTGTGTCGTCCGTGACGGGCCTCCCGCTCCGGTATCTGGGCCAGAACAGTGTGAATCCTGCGGCTGAGGGCGCTATCCGCGCTGATGAGTCGCGTCTTGTCTTGAATGTTGAGGGCAAGAACGACAACAACGGTGATGGTTGGGCTTGGGTGCAGGGTATCGCCGAGCGGTTCCGCACCGGCGATTGGCCGATGGCTAACCAGATCAAAACCGAGTGGCACGATCCTGGCACTCCGACGTTTGCGCAGAAGGCTGATGCTTTGCAGAAGATGCATGGCGGCGGTCCCATTGTGTCCCGCGAGGGTGCTTGGGACGAGCTTGGTTGGTCGGATGCGCGTAAGGATCGGGAGCGCGGCTATTTCGCTGACGAGATGACTGATCCGTACCTTGCACGCCTGGACGCTAAGGAGACTGTGAATGTTGCAGCAGCTTCCGGAGGCGGCGTCTAGTTACGCGGCGTTGCAGCGTGGCGAGATTGGGGCGGCTACTGCTGCTGTGTCTCGTTTGTGGCGGCGGATGGGTTCGGACTTTGACGCGTCGTATGCGCGGTTTGAGCCCGCACTCTTGTCCGTGTTGTTCACTGCTCAGGAGCGGGTTGCTGATTCGGCGTTGGGGTATGTGCCGGCTGTTTTGGATGAGGTCGGCGCTGCTCCTGAGCCCGTGTACCGGTCGGCTGGTTCGCGGTTTGTTGGTGTGGCTGGTGATGGTTTGCCGGTTGCGAGCATGGCGTATGGGGCTGTGATTCAGGCGAAGCTTGGTGTTGCGTCTGGTTTGGAGCCTGATGTGGCGTTGGCTCGTGCTGGGCGGCACCTCACGCTATCCACGGGAACGATGCTGTCAGATACGGGCCGTGCGGCGGAGAAGGTTTCCGGCGGCGCTCACCGCGTGAAGCTGTGGACTCGGATGCTGAACCCGCCATCGTGCGGGCGGTGCGTGATCCTAGCTGGTCGGATTGCCTACCAGCGGGAAGCGTTTGACAGGCACCCCGGCTGCGACTGCCGCAACGTTCCCTCAACTGAGGATACGGGCGACGATGCCCGCACC